GAACCTATTATGGACGATAGAATGAAAAAACTAATGGGAACATTAGATAGTTTCCTTTCTAGATAATAGATTTTTCTGTGATTATAATATCATAAACATAATTTTTCTGATTTAATAGATATTTATTAGTAAAACCAAATAAAAAAAATGAGCAAAAAATCCATTTTAGAACAAGCATTGCTTCAGGTACAAGATCTTGAAGAGGCAGTAAAAGCAAACGCAAAAGGTATACTTGCTTCAACTATGAAGGAAGAACTAAACGAAGTGCTTAAAGAATCATTGGAAGAAGAGGATGTTGAAAATCCTGGAACAGAAGACGAAAATGATATGCCAGTCTCAGAACAATTTGATGATGAGATGGGAAATGACGACGAAGCTTCAATAAACGACGAGCCAGCTGATGACGAGGACCCCGATTTAGACGGTGGTGAAGATTTGGACGCAGACGCCGATGCAGAATCTGACGATTTAGACATGGGTGATGATGATCTAGAATTACCATCTGACGATGAAGATGAGGTTCTTGACATGACCGACGCTTCTGACGAAGAAGTTCTTAAGGTATTCAAATCAATGAAACCTGAAGACGGAATTGTTGTGAAGAGAGACGGTGATAATGTTGAACTCGAAGACGGTGACGACGAATACATCATCAAATTAGACGGTGAAGGTGAAGAGGAAGTTGCTGAAGGTGATTGGAACGAATCTGAAGAAGAATGCCAAGAATGTGGTGATTCTGCTATGGAGGAGGAAATCTCTGAAAGTGATGAAACAATTTACGAAATCGACTTAGGTGATGAGGAAGAAGCTACCGAAGAAGTTTCTGAGGAGGTATCAGAGGAAGTATCCGAAGAAGTCTCTGAAGAGGATGCTGAAATTGAAGGTGAAGTAGAAGAAGCAGCAAGAACAAAATCTAACGTACACGGTAACAAGGGTGGTGCTGACAGAGCGGGTATTGATTCTAAGAAGAAATACGCGGCTGGTGCTATTAACGAAGAAGTTGAAACTTTAAAGAAACAAAATGCAGAATACAAGAAAGCATTAGTGTTATTTAAAGATAAACTTAACGAAGTAGCAGTATTCAATGCAAACCTAGCTTACGCTACAAGATTGTTCACTGAACACTCTACATCTCGTCAAGAGAAGCTAAATATTTTGAAGAGATTTGACGCAGTTACATCTTTAACAGAATCTAAGAGTACATATAAAACAATTTCAAATGAATTGAACTCTAAAACTACTGTTACGGAGTCTGTTGTTGAGAAAATCACTTCAGCACCGACAACATCTTCATCTCAAGAAGTACTTTCAGAACAAAAAGCTTACGAAAGTCCTCAGTTCAAGAGAATGAAAGATTTAATGTCAAAATTAAAATAATAAAATAAAAAAAATTAATACCTAAATTAAAATGGGAGCATTATTAGAAAGTGGTATGGTTGGTAACATCGGTCTTAAGCACCTTAGAGTTATCAAAGAAGATACCATCAACAAATGGGATAACCTTGGGTTCTTAGAAGGACTTGAAGGTCATCAAAAAGATAATATCGCGCAGTTGTATGAAAACCAAGCGTCATATTTGATTAACGAAGCTGCTGTATCTGATGCATCAGGTTCTTTTGAAACGGTTGTTTTCCCTATCATTAGAAGAGTTTTCTCTAAATTGTTAGCGAATGACATCGTATCTGTACAAGCAATGAACTTACCTATCGGTAAATTGTTCTACTTTGTACCTAAAATCCAAGATAGAACTAACGGAGCTCACTCTGAGCCATTTGGTTCTCCAAGTGCAAACGCACCTGCTACCGCTAACTACGGTCAAGGTGGTAGAAACTTGTACGATAGATTCTATGAGGATAGCGACGCAGCTGATCAAGGTTTATTTGATTACTCAAAAGGTGATTACTCTACAGAAACTTTAGACGCTGTTGCGTTCGTAACAGGTTGGACAAATGGTGCGGCTGCTACTTCAACTGCGGCTTTAGCTGCTGATGTTGCATCTGTTGTTATCGCAGTTACAGGTTTCACAAACGCAGGTTCTTCTAAAATTGTTGGTCCTAACGGTAACGAAATGGACACAGAAGAATTCTTAGCTTCTTTATCTGTTGCTGTAGGTACTGACGCTAAAAACTTCAACGTAGTAACACAGAAATACGGTAAAGGTATCGTTGAGTACGGTTCTACAGGAGCTGGTGTAACAGGTTCTTACCAACAAATCGTTGATAAGGATGGTACTATCTACTTAAGTGTTGATATGCAGACTTACGTTCCTGGTTCAGGTTTTGCTGACGGTGGTAACGGTACTGCTCTTGGTGATTTCGCAATCTCTTACAGACAATATTCATCTTTGGAATTCGAAGATGCAATTGGTGAAGTTTCTTTCGAATTAGAGTCAGTTACTGTTTCTGTTACTGAAAGAAAATTAAGAGCTAGCTGGTCTCCTGAATTGGCTCAAGACGTTTCTGCTTTCCACAACATCGACGCTGAAGCTGAGTTAACTGCATTGTTATCTGAGCAAATCGCGGCTGAGGTTGATAGAGAGATCTTAAGAGACTTAAGAAAAGGTGCGGCTTGGAACCTTAAGTGGGATTACAATGAGTGGAAGTACGGTGGTGCTAACGGTGCTACTTTACAAGGTTACACTCAAAAGGATTGGAACCAAACATTGATCACTAAGATCAACCAATTATCGGCTCAAATCCATAAAACTACATTAAGAGGTGGTGCTAACTGGATCGTTGTTTCTTCTGAAGTTTCAGCAGTATTTGATGATTTAGAGTACTTCCACGTATCTAACGCAGGTGCTGAACAAGATCAATACAACATGGGTATTGAGAAAGTTGGTACTTTAGCTGGTAGATATCAAGTGTATAGAGATCCTTACTTCCCTGCGGGTAAGATCTTGGTTGGTCACAAAGGTAAATCTTTATTGGACGCTGGTTACATCTACGCTCCATATGTACCTTTACAGTTGACTCCAACTATGTACAATCCATTTAACTTCACTCCGATCAAGGGTATCATGACC